TAGTGCAGATGGGGTAATTGCTAGAGGTATATGGAATAACTTTATGAATACCCTATTTGCTAGTCCAGTAACTAAGTTAACCATGAATGTACAGACTAATAAGTTAGTTGTGTATCAAGCTAATGGGACAATAACTGTAGTTTAAAATGAACGATCATATAAGGAAAGCTAATGGCAATGATATCAATGAAAACAGACGAAGGACCGGAAGCTTGCGGAACTAATCCGTACGGTTACGGCCTTTCGATTAGGCTTAACGAGGATCAGTGCGAAGCATTGGGCATAACACAACCGCCAGCGGCAGGCAGCAAGGTACAGATCCGAGCGATCACTATCGTAACCGAAGTTACACAGAAGATGGAATCCGATGGCGACGACAAAGGCCCTGATATATTCCTTTGCTTACAGATAACGGATCTCGAATTAGGCAGCAAAGAAAGCGCATCGAGTAGCGCCAGCATGTTGTACGCCGACTGATGCACTTACTAAGCCAACAATAGAATAGATTAATAACATGGCGAATAGGGATCTGTTAGACCCATACGATGACGAAGACGGCGCGGTTCGGATATCCCGAACTAAAGCGCAATACGCGGCAGACTTGGAGATCGGGGATCTCAAATGGCTAATGAGCAATAAGCGGGGGCGGAGGTTCATCTTCACCCTGTTAGAACGCGCAGGAGTTTGGCGTCTTTCTTTTAATACCAACGCGTTAACCATGGCTTTTGCCGAAGGTACACGGAACGAGGGATTAAGACTAATGGCACAATTAACCGAGCACTGCCTGGATCGATATAGTGAAATGTTAAAGGAGCAACAAGATGGATGAGGTAACGCTGATAGCAGGCGGGGAAACTACCAACGCACCCGCAGAAACCCAGCAAATAGCGGATCCGGCTACGGCCACGCCCGAAGTCAAGGATACGCAAGCGCAGGCGCCAGAAACAGAAAGTAAGACCCCAAGCGAAACCGACAAGCCAGCGGGCGCGCCGGAGAAGTACGAGTTTACCGAAACGGAAGGCAGGGATTTTGATCCCGCCGTTATTGAAGCGTACTCGGATGTAGCGAAGGAGTTAAACCTCTCGAATGTGGATGCTCAGAAATTGCTCGATAAGGTCGCGCCGGTAATGATGGCAAGACAGATCGAACAATTAGAAGCGATAAAGACTGATTGGGAGAATACTTCCAAAGTTGACAAGGAATTCGGGTGCGAGAAGCTCAGCGAAAACCTTGGCATCGCGAAGAAAGCACTTGATGCTTTCGGCACGCCAGAGTTAAAGGCCCTGTTAGTAGAATCAGGCTTGGGCAACAATCCGGAAGTGATCCGGTTTATGTTTAGGGCTGGCAAGAATATCAGCGAAGACAACATTCTCGGCGGCAAAGCACCATCTAGCGGGGAAAAATCCCTTGCCGATAGGCTTTACGCTTAATTAATTTAGGAGATTTACATGGCAACTTTATCAAATAGCGCGCTGACCCTGGCGGACTGGGCAAAGCGTCTTGATCCGGATGGCAAGATACCCGTAGTCGCGGAACTGCTATCGCAAAGCAACGAAATTTTAGAAGATGCGGTATTCATGGAAGGCAACTTGCCGACCGGACACCGTGTCGTAATCCGTACAGGTTTACCGACTGCCTATTGGCGTTCGATCAACCAAGGTATCCCAACCAGCAAATCGACTACCGCGCAAGTGGACGAGTCGGTCGGCATGTTGGAAGCCTATGCTCGCGTCGATAAGGACCTTGCAGAACTGAACGGTAATACAAGCGCTTTCCGTTTGTCAGAGGACACCGCTTTCTTGGAAGCGATGAACCAGGCGCAAGCATCAACCTTGTTGTACGGAAACCCCGCAACAGATCCGCGTCAATACTTGGGGCTTGCTCCGCGGTTTGGCACGATCTCCGGAGCGGGCAACGCGGCTAACATCTTGGACGCTGGTGGCGTGTCAACCAATAACACATCGATTTACTTGGTAGTGTGGGGCGAAAACACTGTTTTCTGCACATTCCCTAAAGGATCTAAAGCGGGTTTAGTGCACGAAGATCAAGGCATCTTGACCGTATACGACTCAAGCAACAACCCATATCAAGCATACCAAACCCATTATCAATGGAAAAACGGCGTGGTCGTGAAAGATTGGCGTTATGTGGTTCGTATTGCAAACATCAACACGGCTAACCTGGTAGCGGAATCTTCTGCTGCCGACTTGGTTAAACTGTTGTCAAGAGCATTGGATCGTATCCCGAACTTCGGTATGGGTCGCGCAGCGTTCTACATGAACAGAACCGTTTACTCGATGCTGCGGGTGCAAGCCTTGAACAAATCACAAAATGCGGTAACTGTACAACAAGGCTTAAACCAATTCGGAACCCCACAAAGCTGGACAAGCTTTGAAGGTGTTCCGCTCCGTAGGGTTGATCAAATCCTGAACACCGAAGCTCGCGTAGTTTAATAGGGGAACAACATGATTAACGATGCACTTTTAGCCTTAGCAGGCTCAATCTCGGGTAACACTGTAACGCCGGCTGCGGTATTCGGTGCGGGTACTACCATTGTGTCCGGCTCATTTTCTGGCGGCAACGTCATTGATACCGCGTCACCAGGCAATCCAAGCGGCAACGTTCGGGATCTTGGCGAGGGTAGCGATTTGTACCTTCGGGTACAGATGGCTTTAGCCGCCGTGGGCGGCACGTCTATGACGTTTAACGTTGTCGCGGCGGATGACGCAGCGCTGACTACGAACGTCACGGTTATCGGTTCCACAGGTGCGATTCCAGTCGCATCGCTGACTTTAGGCTCACGCTTCGCGGCAGAAATAAACCCGCGTATTGCGAGCAAAGGCCAGCGGTATGTCGGTTTGCAAGTCGTTAACGTCGGTACAACTACCGCGGGATCGATCTATGCTGACATCGGTTTGGAAATTCAAGACGGTCAAAAGTTCTATCCGTCTGGTTTTACCGTTCTTTAAGGAGATACTCATGGCTCTATATAGAGTTTTGGAACAATCCTTCGTTAACAATGTTTTGGTTGACGTTGGCGCGGTCGTTGAGTTCGCGGGGGAAGCAGGCGACAACATGGAAGCGATCAAGGGTAATGCCGTAAAGGGCATCGATCCCGCGACCGTTGTCCAACCGCCTATTCTTGATGAACCCCCCGTAAGCTTGGTGTAAATCAAGCGGCATGTAGCAATTGAACGGGGGCTTTATGCCCCCGTTTTTGATTAAGGAAACGTTGTGGCTACCGAAGTCGATCTTTGCAATTTAGCGTTATCTCACTTAGGGGATAATGCCACCATCGCCAGCATAAACCCACCAGAGGGATCAGCCCAGGCGGAGCACTGTGCGCGATTCTACCCATTCGCGCGCGACTCCTTGCTGGAAATGCATACGTGGGGCTTTGCTACCAAGCGCATACAACTAGCTTTACTTTCTGCGAATACCGGGACCGAATGGGACTTTGAGTATGCGGTCCCAAACGATGCCGTCAATTTAATCGCGGTCATCGATCCGACGGCAAGTGATGACTATAGCCAAACGCTAGAGAATCAAGCGGTCACCGCGGGCGGATCTTACGTGCCACAAGCTTATTCAGCGGAGATAAGCGACACCGGCGCACAAGTCATTTTAACGGACCTGGAAAATGCCGAACTGCGATACACATCGTTAGTCGTCGACACTGGATCTTTCTCGCCTTTGTTCAATATGACCCTATCCTGGCACTTGGCATCGCTGCTCGCGGGGCCGATTCTTAAAGGGGAAGCAGGGCAACAAGCGGAATCTCGATGCTTAAAGACTATGCAGTATTATCTATCGCAAGCGGTCGAGTCGGATGCCGGGCAACGGCGTATTAATCCGGCGCATAAGGTTGCTTGGGTTAGCGGGAGATAATCATGCCAACTACGCGCACGCTTCAACGATCGTTTACCGGGGGCGAGATAAGCCCAGAAATGTTTGGCCGCATAGACGATGCCAAATTTCAATCTGGCTTAGCAACATGCCGGAACTTTGTAGTCAAGCCTCAAGGTCCGGCGCAAAACCGGGCGGGCTTCCAGTTCGTTCGGGCGGTAAAGGATTCGACTAAAAAGACAAATCTAATCCCGTTTACATTCTCGACTACCCAGACCATGATGATCGAATGCGGCGCGGGGTATTTCCGATTTCATACCAACGGACAGACTTTATTGTCCGCGGGTGTTCCTTACGAGATCGCCAACCCATACGCCGAGGCGGATCTATTTGATCTGCATTATGTGCAGTCCGCGGACGTTCTAACGATCGTACACCCAGGCTATGAGCCAAGGGAACTTCGAAGGCTCGGGGCATTGAGCTGGACACTTTCGATTATTTCCTTCACGTCCCCCATAGCAGCGCCAACGGCGCCAACAGCGACGCCTAACGTGGCGGGGCCAATAACTTATGACTATGTTGTTACTACGCTCGCGGCGGACGGTGTATCAGAGTCCGCGCAGTCAGCCGTCGCGACGTGCACAAACAATTTATTTACGTCAGGCAACTATAATAATATCGCTTGGGGCGCAGTCGCTACCGCTTCAAGGTACAACGTTTATAAATTACAAGGGGGATTGTATGGCTACATTGGGCAGACCGCAGGGCTTACAATTAAGGATGATAATATCGCGCCAGACTTGGGCAAGACTCCGCCGCTTTATGATACCGTATTTAATGCTGCCGGTGATTATCCTGCATCAGTCTCTTACTTCGAACAACGGCGATGCTTTGCCGGCACAACCAATAAGCCGCAAAATATCTGGATGACTAAGTCAGGCACCGAGTCAGTGATGAGCTACTCGCTGCCGATCCGGGATGACGATCGGATTTCCTTCCGCGTCGCCGCGCGCGAAGCCAATACGATCCGGCACATCGTTCCCTTAACACAATTGCTATTACTGACCAGCGCAGCAGAATGGCGGGTAACGTCGCTCAACTCCGACGCGATCACGCCGACCACGATCTCAGTCAGACCGCAATCCTACATCGGCGCGAATAACGTGCAGCCAGTCGTTATCAATAACACCCTTCTTTACCCAGCAGCGCGCGGAGGGCACATTCGCGAATGTGCGTACAGCTGGCAAGCTAATGGCTTTATTTCCGGGGACCTATCGCTTCGCGCCCCCCACCTATTCGACAACCTGGATATCTCCGGGATGGCGTACAGTAAAGCACCAATGCCAATTGTTTGGTTTGTATCAACTGCTGGCAATCTGCTAGGTATTACTTATGTGCCTGAACAACAGATCGGCGCCTGGCACCAGCACGACACCGACGGTGTTTTCGAAGCGTGCGCAGTCGTAGCGGAAGGCAACGAGGATATTTTATATTGCATAATCCGGCGCACGATTAACGGCAATTCGGTGCGCTATGTCGAGCGTATGGTATCGCGCCAGTTCGTGGACCCCGCCGATGCGTTTTTCGTGGACGCGGGGCTTACCTATTCCGGCGCACCCGCTACGACTATCAGCGGGCTATCCCATATTGAAGGTAAGACCGTCAATATTTTGGCAGACGGCGCGGTACACCCTCGGCGCGTAGTGACTGGCGGAGCGATTACGTTGGACCAGGCGGCGAGCAAAGTACAGATCGGATTGCCGATCACAGCGGACGCCAAAACCTTGCCCGTAGCGATGCAAGTCGATAACGCTTTCGCGCAAGGGAGGTTCAAGAACGTTAACAAGGCATGGCTTCGCGTGTTTAGATCGTCCGGCATCTTCATAGGGCCCGACTTCGACAACCTGGTCGAAGCTAAGCAGCGGACGACGGAATCCTATGGATCCCCGCCAAGCCTAAAGAGCGAGGAGATTCCGATCGTACTGACGCCATCATGGGCGGATAGCGGTCAGGTTTGCATTAGGCAGTCTGATCCATTGCCTTTAACAATGGTCAGCCTAACGCTAGAAGTCGCGCTCGGAAGTTAATGCACTTACTCCGCGGACCGCGGAGTAGTGTGTCCAAAATAAACCATCGGAGGCCAGAACGTGGCAATATCAGCAAACACCATGGGATCTGTGTCAGCGATCATGGGCATCGGCGGCGCTTTATCGTCGGGCATCGGCAGCTTTTACAGCGCTAAGACGCAGAAGTATCAGCTACAAGCGCAAGCGAACATGGCCGACACCAACGCCAGGATCGCAGAGCTCGGCGCACAGTCAGCACTCAACCAGGGCCAGCAAGAAGTCGGCAGCTTAACGCTACAGGCCGGAAAGCTTAAAAGCACACAGCGGGCATCCATGGCGGCCAACGGCATCGATCTCGGGGTAGGCAATGCTGCCGAAGTGCAGGCGTCCACCGATATAATGAAAGAGATAGACACCAACACGGTTACAGCCAACGCTTTACGAAGCGCTTGGGGATATCGGATGCAATCAACCAATTTTCAAAACGAAGCACTTACCGCGCGCGGCGCATCTAAATCGATATCGCCTTGGATGTCTGGCGCTGGCTCATTGATGACCGGAGCCGGTCAAGTCGCCCAAAACTGGTACTTGATGAGCAAAGCGGGCAACGCGCCGAATGATGGCTTTGGATCAGTAGGCGGTATTAAATAATGGCTACCGTCCCAACGTATGATCGCTTTCAAGCGACACCTAACACCATACCCCAAACCTATTCCCACACACCGGATCTTCATCCGGAGCTGGTCGGCCGCCAGGCAATGGCGATCGGCGCAGGGCTATCCGATGCCAGCAACGTGACAGCGCGGATAGGGCAAGACCTAATCGCGGACACCAATAGAACCCGATTTGACGACGCGTCGCTTCAACTTCGCGAAGCAGCGAGATCCCTTCAATTCGGGCAACAAACACAATCCGGGCGGACCGATCCTAACGCGCCAGTGGGTTACGCTCAACTAAAAGGGCGTGACGCCCTAGAGCGCCCAGACGGGCAGTCGTTACCCGATGAGTATGGTTCTAAGCTGGATGAGCATGTCAGCCGCATAGCGCAAAGCTTGGGCAATGATGCACAGCGCGCAGCATTCGCGCATTATGCCGGGGGTTTTACCCAAGGATTCAAGGATAATATCTGGCAGCACGCCTTCCAAGAGCAGCGCACCTATAGCGCGTCCGTAGCGGAGGGCTTGCAGAACGAAGCCGTCGAGAATTTGAAAAGCAACTACCGCAACCCCATGGCCGCGGAGGAAGCGATCGGCACCATACAAGAGCAAACCAACCGCATCGGCAAACTGAAGGGGCTATCAGATCCAGAGATCGCAGTTGCTACGAAAAAAGAAGTCAGCGCGGCGTTACAGGTCGGCGTAAATGCTTACCTGGCGGAGAACGATCCGGTCGGCGCGCATCAATTTTATACACAATTCGCCAAGCACATGACCATGGACGACGCATTGCCTATTCAAGCAAAGATCCAGAAGGAAGGGGACAACAAGATCGGGCTATCAACGGGACAAGCTGCCTTCGTTCAAGCGCAGCCCCCAGCGCACGCGGAGATTGCTTTTAATGCCTTACTGCCGGTCGAGCACAACAGCAAGGAGCCAGATCCAACATATTACGGCATGAGGCCAGACGGTACGCCAAAAGGATCGGGATTCCTAGGCGAGCTAAAACGGCCGGATGGCGGCGTAATGACTGAGTACAGCATCGGCGTAAACATAAGAGGGAAAGAAATGGATATCCCTACGATAGTGCCGACGCTATCGGAAGCTGAAAAGCAAACCTTGTTGACCAGCAAGCCTGGCGATAAGATACCGGATTCTATCGTACAGAAGGCAATAGAGCACGCAAACGGCAGACTTGCGCAAGGCAAGCCGGTATGGGCCAATTCACCAAAATTAATTGTTAGTCCGGAAGGGGCCGTAGGGCCCGCGCAGTTATTGTCAAGCACCGCGAAGGAAGCAGCAAAGCTTGCCGGTATGGAATGGGATGAGAATAGATTCCGATACGATTACAAATACAATCGCGCTTTAGGGCTTACATACTTTCAAGAGCAATTTAAAAATAACGGCAACGACTTAGCCAAGGCTTATGCGGCGTATAACGCTGGGCCGGGGGCGTTACAATCCGCCGTGAAGAAAGCCGACAAGGGAGGCGGCAACTGGTTGCAGTATCTTCCGCAGGAAACTCAGAACTATGTCCCCGCGGCAATGGCAAACTATAACAAAGCGGCAAATAGGCCACAGGCGGAAATGACAATGGCCGACGTTGAGCCACATTTGGCAACCTCGAACCTAACGCCCGAACGTTTGAAGATCGCGCGTAATGAAGCCGAGTACCAGGTTAAAAACTACAACGCGCAAATCAAACAGCAAGGCGAGCAAGGCTTGGCGCAAGCAATTGATTACATGAGCAAGAACAAGGTTACTTTCAATCAAGTGCCTCCGGAAGTGCGCGACGGCGTGCCTACCGACAAGATCGGATCTGCTATCAGCGTTGGCAATAACTTGCTAGAAAATAAAACGAATCTATCGCTCTACAATAAACTCGCCGCGGATCCGACTAAGGACCCTATAAGCGGCGAGCCGATGTCCGATGCCGCGTTTATGAAATATCGGGCGGAGCTATCCGAGTCGGATCTCAAACACTTTGCCGATGAGCGCGCTAAAAAGAATGGCAACCTACCCGGAGCGAACGGTCCGGGGGATCTTAATTCAGGCGCGATAAAGAACACGCTCGACAATTACTTGAACCAATTGCAGATTGACCCTTCGCCAGAAAGCAACGGTGGGGCGGATGCCGCAAGAGTGGGCGCGCTTCGCAAATTCGTGGACGAGTATTTCTACGCGTCGCAGCGGGAAGCCGGCAAGAAGTTTACCGACGCCGAAGTCAACGCTCACCTCAGCGCATTGTTTGCAAAAAATACGACGGTAAAGGGATTCCTAACGACCTCGTATTCCGGGCCTATCATGGGCATGACGGCAGACGACTTACCGCTCGCAACCCGGAAGGAAATTAAAACCAAGTTAAAACAAGCGGGCATCGGCGAACCGACCGACGCGCAGATAATCGATCAGTATTGGCACACCCAGGTTACGCGATGAAAATAGATTTTAATGACGGCATGCCCCAACCGCTTGACCCGCATCAAGGACCGCTAAGCCTGCCGGAGCAATCCGTCGAGCCAACGATCGCGCCCGCAGCAGATACCGCGCAAGCCGCCCGCTTTGGCTACTTCGCGGCATCCGATACAGATCCACAGACTTACGCGGAAATGTCGCGTATCGCGAAGATCGCGAACGTTCCCGTTGATGTTGCGATGGACAACCCAAACGAGATCAAAAAGCAAGCTAAAATGGGATCGATTGATTTCGGATCCCTGGCGGCAACATCGCCAGCGACGGCTTCGATTTTGGCAAACGTGGATACCGCTAAGCTCGCACACGACGATATTGGCAACATGACCGGGCTAGAGAACGCGTTAACTTATCTCGGCGCGTCAGGACGGGCAGGCGGGCACGATACCTTGGCGGCAGTCGCCAAGCTAATCGATTCCGCGCAGTTTTCCACGACGAGCGATCAAGACTTGGCAACGCTTTACAAAAAAGATCCAAAAGGATTAAAGCGCCAGCGCGAGCAAGGAGCAACGGCTTTTCTATCACGCTTCGCGCGAGATCAGAATAAGCAGTCCAACGCGATCATGGAAGGCTTGCCACAACAAACCAAAGATACTTACGGCGGCTTAGAGTACGCGACTACTGATTCCGATAAGTCGGCGTTCTTATCGCCAGTCAAAATGGTTAGTGATCTGATTAGATCCTTGCCCACCATGGCGGCGTTAGGGCTTACGACTTACCTTATCCGCGGCGCGGCCAACACAGCGCGCCAGCAAGCTGCCTTGGTCGAAGGCGCGACCGAAGCATCCATCCAACAAGCCGGGTTAGATGCAGCTACCAAGATGGCAACCCAATTCGGCGCGGCGTCCGAGGGCGTGGTCGGTTATGGTCAGCAATCCGTCCAAACTATGCAGACGCTGGAAGATACCCCAACCAGCAATGTTGACCTAAGCCACAAAGCGCACGACGTTAAGCCGGGCGATCTGACTTTAGGCACATGGTCCGGCAATCAGGAATATCAGGATCTTGTCAGCCAGGGCTATGATCCAGACGCGGCGAGAATCTATCTGTCAGCACGCGGCGCGGAACAATCTGGCGGCATGGCGGGCGCAATCGATGTCGTCACTAATGCCGTCGGCGGAAAATTCTTAGGCAAAGCGATAGGCGGCGAAGGCAAATTGTTGCCGCGCATTGGGGGCGGCATAGTCGCAGAGTCCGGCGTCGAAGGACCGCAAAGCGGCGGCGAACAGATGGCACAGAATGCCGTCATGCAAAGCACAGTCGCGCCAGACACCAGTCTTTTTAAAGGCGTGCTAGAGAACGCACTCCAAGGCTTTACGGTCGGCGGACTATCTGGCGGGGCTTTTGCTGGGGCTTTAGGCGGATCTCAACAACGCGACGCCAAAGCCAAACAAGCCGAGCAAGATACGCAAACGATCGAGCAGTTAAACAACTTCGCGAAGGCAAGCCAAGTGCTGGCGCGCAGTCCGGAGACTTTCAACCAGCTGATCCAGCAAGCCAGCGCGAACGGTGCAGTTAACCAAGTTTACATAGGCGCCGAAGCGCTAATGCAGACCGGCCTATCCGAGCAACTCGCTGCGGTATCGCCCTCCGTGGCGGCACAACTGGAAACCGCCGTCGCTACGAACGGCCAGATCGCTATCCCGATTGAAGAATATGCTACAAACATAGCGCCTACCGATCTCGCGCAACCCTTACTCTATCATGTTAAGACGGATCCAGAAGGATACTCGCGCTCAGAAGCGAACGCGTATATGCAGACCGAAGGCGATCAGCTAAAGGCGGATATCGAAACGGCTCTTAATACCAAGCTGCAAGATCTGTCGTTTGTGCAATCCCGCGACGAGCTACAAGGGCACTTTAAAGCGCAGATCGATGAACTAGGGCACTTTGATACACACGTCAACGATGCTTACGCTACGCACTTAGCGAACTATTACGGGGTTATGTCCGAACGGATGGGCATGACGCCAGAGGAAATGTATAAACAATTCCCGGTTAACTTCGCGTCGGAGTTCGCGCCAGGGCAGCAATACGATCAAGCCGGCAATCTTCAAACGGATACGCCAGAATTTAAGAACTGGTTTGGCGATAGCAAGATCTCAGACGGGGAGGGTAAGCCGGTAATTTTGTACCACGGCACAGCTAAAGCGTTCACTAAAGTGAATATGAAAAAAGGGGCGCAGAATATATTTTGGATGACGTCAGATAAATCGGCCATAGAAGCTGGCGAAGTCGGGGCGTCTGGCAAAGGCGCAATCATGCCGCTTTATGCAAGGATAGAAAATCCCGCTGGATGGAAGGAATACGATCAGCTAAGCATCGGCGAACTAATCGGAAGGGGGTACGATGGTATTGTTCTACCAAGTAAAGACGGCACTTTTACAGCGGTTGTTTTTGATCCAAAGCAAGTAAAATCCGCGATTAAGAACAACGGCAAATTTGATACGAACGATCCAAACATATTGCGCCAAGATGCCGGCGCAACGAAGGGCAGCTTTAATCCGGAATCGTTAACAGTTTCGTTATTCAAAGACGCGGATCTCTCGACCTTCCTGCATGAGTCCGGGCATTTCTTCCTTGAAGCGCACTTAAACCTGGCGGATCAGATCCGGAATATGGAAGGTGAGCCAACGCCAGGGCAAGTGACCATACTTAACGACGCTCAAGCGGTCCTCGATTGGTTCGGGGTTACTGATATGAATACTTGGTTTAGCATGAGCCTGGAAGAAAAGCGCGCGTCGCATGAGAAATTTGCCCGCGGTTTTGAGTCGTATCTCTACGAAGGCAAAGCGCCCAGCTTAGCGCTGGCGCCCTTATTTCAACGCTTCGCACAATGGCTTAAACGTGTATATCAATCGGCCAAGAATCTAAACGTCGAGATTAACGACGAGCTGAGCGGCGTATTCGACAGGATGTTGGCATCCGATGCGGAGATCAACCAGGCTCAACAAGCTCGTAGTATGATGCCTATGTTCGCCCAGCAAGATACAACTTTCATGACGCCGGACGAGTTCGCAGCCTATCAAGAGTCGTTGATCCGCGCAACCGATGCCGCCCAGGATCAATTGCAATCCCGATTGCTGCGCGATCTGCAATGGCTGCGCAATGCTCGCGAGAAGGCTATGAAAGGATTGCAGAAGGATGCCAAGGAGAAACGTCGCGAAGAACGCATGTCCGTAGCGAGCCGGGTTATGTCGCAACCCGTTTACCGGGCATGGACCTTGCTTACTGCAAAGCGCGATGCAATCCCAGCGCTTAAGCCAAAAGAGAAGGGGGACCCGAACGTCGTGCAGACGGATAGGGATTCTTTATTCACCGCTATTGCGAAGCTTGGAGGGTTGAATAAGGCGGAACTGACTACGACTTGGAGCCTAGACCCGGCGTATAAACCATATTCCGGCGTATTCGGCAAACCGGTATGGAGGAAGGAAGGCGGGCTATCGATCGATGGGATGGCTGAGGCGCTTTCTCAATACGGCTACCTGCCGACGGGTGAGCACGGCAAAGCCGATATTCGGGATCTTGAGGACAAATTCGACAACGAACTGCGCGGCGATAAACAATACTCAACCGAGTACGACTACGGGCGCGACCATGAAAATACGCCGGGCAGTCAAGTGCCAAACCCGGAAGCGCTTACCGGCATTCGATTAGATATGGCTGCGCTAATCGCAGCGGGATACCATAACGATATTACCGATGTGTTAGAAGCGCGCAAGATGACAACGCGCGGCGGAGGCTTCGATCCGGAGATTGTCGCAAACCTAATACTCAA